TAAATGATAACCAGTTCAATAAACGAAGTGGTATGCGAGGCAGCACAAGGCCAAAAAATCCTCGCCCCCGTGGGCGCGGCAAGATCTGATGGCTAGCTCAGGAAACTTAGGAATGGAACTCCCATAATGACTAGAAATAATGCAGACTTCCAAGGCGGTTTGTTCCATGGAACTACGGCAAACTTAAAACCTGGAGATACTATTCTTCCCGCCAATAAATTGCGCCCTGAAAACCACCTACGTGACTATAGCAGTATGCCCGAAGGAACAGAAGACCATGGCTCTAAAGCACACGCCACCACAAGTTTACTTAGTGCAAAAGTATTTGGCGAATTTGCTACCCATAAAACAGGGCTACCTCACCACATTTACGAAGTAGAGCCGCACACTGCTATGCATGAAAGTGGTACTAGGTATAGCTCTGCTAGTGGGTTTAAAATTATTCGTAAATTAAATCCAGAAGAACACCCAAATACATCTGCAAGAGCATAATCTGCTATAATCTTCTTAGACATGCCAATCGGGTGTCTATAACTAACACTGTGCTACGGGCAGTAAAAGAGAACCGCAAGACCGCTGGGCAGGTATGTACCCTGGCACGGGATTCTCTACCTAAAGCACAGTTGTCGTCTAAGGAGACAACATGTACAAAGCACCTATTAACCCTCATCAACAGTGGGGCAAAGAACTACCCACCATACCAAAGCCACTCACTCTTGAGGACCTGTTTCCCAAGATGGATCGTTGGGCTATTGGATTTGAAGATGTTTTCTCTACTCTTCAAACTCTTTCAAAGAACGTTAAGCAAGCTACCTACCCTCCATACAACATTGCCAAGTTTGGTGATGATAAGTTTGAAGTGCGTATTGCTGTTGCTGGGTTTAAAAAACATGAGTTAAAAGTAACTACTATTGACCGTACATTAACTGTGGAGTCAGCTACTGAGTTTAAATCTGGAGAAACGCATGAAATCCGTGTAGGTCAGCTGTTGCACCAAGGTATTGCTGAAAGGGATTTCAAACTTAACTTTGCTTTAGCAGAGTATGTTGAAATTGAATCAGCAGACTGCACTGACGGTATTTTAACTATTAAACTAGTAACAAACTTTCCTGAAGAAAAGAAGCCAAAGGTTATTGACATTAAATAACTTTCATGTAAACTAAATACATCCATAGTTTTCCTTTCTTTCTATGGGTTGTGTGTTGGTTAAAAGATGCCCCTAGATTTCTCCCCTTTCTCTAGGGGCATCTTTACGTCTAAATGTTTAAGCTGTTGACATACATTAGGTTTAGACTAAACTAGGTACATAGCAACAAAGTTTTGGTCCATAGCTCAGATGGCAGAGCGTTCGGCTGTTAACCGAAATGTCGCAGGTTCGACCCCTGCTGGACCAGCGATGTGAATGAACGGCCACAAGTACACTTGTGATAGTTCGTTCACATTTGCCCTAATAGCTCATCTGGTAGAGCGACGCACTTGTAATGCGTAGGTGGCGGGTTCAAGTCCTGCTTAGGGCTCTCACACAACAAGGAGAGCAAAATGGCAATAACATTTAGGTCAGACATGACCGTACAATTAATTGATTCGATGGGAAGTGATTCTAGTGTTGCGATGGCTGCTCGTGTATCAACTGGTAGCAATACTACTGATACTGATTCTAGCAAAGATGCTGGGCTAATTAACTACCTAATGCGTGACCGTCATGGTTCTCCATTTGAGCACAACGCTTTTACTTTCTTTATTGAAGCCCCTATCTTTGTATTCCGTGAGTTCATGCGTCACCGCATCGCTTCGTACAACGAAGAGTCAGGTAGGTACAAGGAACTATCCCCTGTGTTCTACGTACCAGCTCCTGAGCGTAAGCTAATTCAAGTTGGTAAGCCAGGAGCTTACACTTTTGAAATGGGAGACCAGGAGCAATACACCGCTGTAGAGTCTTCTTTTGTAGATGCCTATGAGCTTGCCTATGCAGAGTATAAGTGGATGCTGGGAAAAGGCATTGCACGTGAAGTTGCCCGTATGGTACTACCTGTAGGCATTTACAGCTCTATGTACGTAACTATGAACGCTCGTAGTCTCATGAACTTTCTAAGTTTGCGATCACTAGAACAGGGTACTTACCCATCATTTCCTCAGCTAGAGATTGCAGATGTTGCAGATAAGATGGAAGTTATCTTTGAAGAAATTATGCCTATTACTTATGAGGCATTTAAAAAGAATGGTAGAGTAGCACCGTAAGCTACTTAGCTCTTATAGCCCAATGGCAGAGGCAGACGACTTAAAATCGTCACAGTGTCGGTTCGAGTCCGACTAAGAGTACTTACCCTTGATGGCCCCAGCCATTACCGCTAAACCGAACAGCCCCTAGTCCTGGAATTTTTATCATAGTAGTAGAACACTCAGGACAAATAAACGTAGGTGTGTCTGTCATAGAATGACTTACATCTTGCTTATGCGCACACTTTGGGCATTTGTAAAGATATAGAGGCATTATTTAGCTACCTTAAACTCATACTGCTTCATCTCCGACACAAACACTTCATGGCTTTTCATTAGAAAAGTCTTTATAGTTTCTTGCTGTTCTAAAATTTTCTCATTAGTTAGCTCAACAGTTTCTTTAGGAAGTGTGGCAGATTCTTTTTTAAACACAACAATTGCGTAGTCTAGCTCACGTTGAGCATTTGCTGCCTGAAGTTGTGCAGCTTCCCATCGAGCTTCTGCAGCTTGTTTTTTTTGTTCTGGGTTAGACATTAGTTATTAAAAATCCTCTGCTTCATAGGAGTCAATCATTCCATTTGCTTCTACCCTACGCCAATGTCCTCTAGTCATGTGACAATTAGCGCAAACTAAATCGCACTTTAACATTTCTGACTTCACTACGTGAATACTTTGTGTATGGTTTTTGTACTTAGATATATTAAATTTCTTTTCAAACTCTGGTCGATGGTCATACTGCATAATGTAGTAAGCGTAAAAGACGTTACAATCTACACACGGGTTAGTTTCTTTTGAATGGCGAATAAACGTATCAATAACTTTCCTACTAGTAGCAGACCTAGCACGAGTGCTTGCTTTTCCATTAGGAGAGATGTGATAGGAGATAGTTCCTTGGGAAGCATTAGTTGCAAGCTTAATTTGAGAATAGCTGTAACCTTTTTCCCTAAGTTCTTTTATCTGTACCCCAAGAGATTTTTCTTCCATAAACTTCCTTTTATTGTAGCCACATCTAATCCATGCCTGTTTAGAAGTAAATGCGTCAAGTAGTTTGTCATACTAAGTGTAATAAAAATAAAGGAGTAACACAATGGGTATGAGTTGCATAAGTCGCAATCAAGGCGCGTACAATCAACAAACTCCTTCTAAAAACGGTGAGTTCACTGACAACAACGGAGCTCAAAGCATCTCTGGGTCAGTAAACGCAAAAGGGTTAAACAATGCTCAAGATGTTCGTTTTGAAGCCTCTAGCGCAATCAGAGCTACCAATGCGGGAATTCAGCAAAGAGGGTTCGGTAGTTAATGTCTGCACCTCTTTCTGGACAGTTTTCAGACAACTTGCCTCAAACTACTGGGCAGTATGCCGCACCTAACGTAGACATTGCCCCTAGAGGAACTACTAGGCTTGCACAAGATAGCCCCGTGTATGTAGGTAGCGCTGGAATTTACTGGGATAAGATGCCTACGTTTATTGCAGGACAAAATAGGTTTGCAGGGTTTAGTACTTTAACTGGAGCTACTCTTGGAACTCCTGCTGAGGCAGAACTTGGAAAAGTAGGCGGAGGAGCCTCTAAGGCAGAAATTCCTGCCTATGGTGGCACAGCTGCGTATTAACGCTGAAAAATAAAGGTAAGTTTGCCACAATAGAATGAGCTTGAAAGGAATACGATGACTTGGATTCAACCAGTTAAAACTGTTCACCTTGGTACTAGGTTTGGTACTGTAGATGCTTTACACCCTAAAGGTCACCGAGGAGATGACTATAACGGGTTTAAGAAGGGTGAGAACCTTCTAGCCGTAACTAAAGGCAAGGTTGTACTTAACCAGTGGAGTGACGTTCTCGGTAACGTGGTAGTTCTACGTGTAGGTCTCCTTTACTTTGGCTACTGTCACATGGACAAGCCTTCTACTCGCACTGTAGGAGAAGTCGTAAACACTGGTGACGTTGTTGGTCACGCAGGAACAACAGGGACTGCTTCAAGCGGTGTCCACCTGCACCTCACTCTTGGCTGGACCAAGACCGCAGTATTCGCTGGAAAAGTTACCAGTGCTTACAACTACCTCGTAAAGAAGATTAAGGAAAAGGCATAAACATGATTTATACAGTAAAGTTTTGGCTAGACGCTCTAGAGCGAGCAGTCTACACATTCGCACAGACAGCCCTAGGTATGGTTGCTGGTAATGGTCTTGGGCTATTTCAGATGGACCTTTTGGCTCTAGCTGTCAGCTCTGCTGGCGCAGCTGTTGTATCCGTCTTAACTTCTATTTTGAATGCTAAGCGTCGAGCATAGTAAATGCTTCCTAGAAAGCCTCTGAGACCAAATAATCGATCTCTTTCAACTTTGAAGAGAGAGTTTAAGAACTCAGGGGCTCTCTACGTTTCTTACCCAAAAACTAAAGAATCTTCATCAATATTCCACTATGCTCGTGCTGGCCGTCAAAATTCAGAAGGTTTTGGCGGAGGCAACAGAGTTACTAAATAAAGGGCCACCATATGGACTTACAAACAGTTATGTATTGGTCAGCAGCCATAATCGCAGTGGGTGGAGCCTTAACTATGCTTTGGAAGTTATTTCAGCCTTTGGCTGCTCGAGTCAAAAAGATGGTAGAATTTTTAGACCTATTTACTCGTGATTGGTTTGGTGAGCCCGCATCTTCAGGTAGAGATGCTGTTCCTGGAGTTATGGCTCGGCTAAACAAGATTGATGGGGAACTCCAACATAATGGGGGGTCTACAATGAAAGACGCTATGAAAAGAGTTGAATCCAAAGTGGACAAAATCAATGAGCGTATTGAACGAGGTGACAAACGGTTTTTAGAAGGCGAGAAACGGTTTGAAAAGATAGAATCAGAATTAGATAAATTTAAACGAGGTAGTTAATGAGCATTTCAAACACTGGTGTTGGCGGGGTTGTTGCTGGGATAGGAAACAAACTAGGTGACTGGTTATCTGGTCCTAGTAAGACTTACGCTGCCCTTAGGGGAATAGAACTTGAGCATCATTTTGGAGCTCAGAGGGACCAGCAAGCACACGAAAATGCTCTAGAGCTTGAACGGCTAAAGCATGGGCATACTCTTGACAGAATTACCCAGGAAACTGCTGGACACATTGTTAGAGAAAAATACAAATCGCAATTTGGAGCATCAGGAAAACTCAAAGAAGCTCAAGGGAATCAGCAAATTAGAATGGCTAACGCTACATTTGCTTTAGCAAATAAAAACAAAGGTGTTTCTTTTAATAACGGAAACCTAAATGTTAATAAAATAATTAGACAAAAAGCAGCCTCAAGTCAGGGTAACAGCACATCTACTACGAGTACTTCTACTCCAAATACTGAGCCACTTACCCCTGAGCAAGTAGCTGTGCATAAACATGTTGCAAAAATGCGAAATGCCTCAACTAGTCAAGCTAGTTTAGACCAAAGTTTAAAAAACTTAGTACAAATGCACGGTGGAGACAAGCGTAAAGTTACTGGCCTTATTAAGGCTAGACTTGCTAGTCACAGGCCAGGAACACCACTTCCAGTTAGATAATCGAAAGAAATAATATGTTAACTTGTTCAAACTGCTCAGAATTAGCGGTATACAGCTACACAATATCTGAAGACTACCATGTTCACTACTGTGGGCAGCACTTGCCTAGGTTCTTAAACTCTCGTAGAGATGCTGGGTTATTGCCTTTAATTACTGCAACCCCTGAAATAGAGGCCCCAGTAGTTTCTAAAAACAAAAAAGCAACATCGGCCATAGTAGACCCAGCTATAGAAGACCTCGGACTAACTACTGATGCCACTAATTAGAAAGTTTGCCATTCAGGGTCATGCGGTACCTAAAGGTCCTCAGACTCCTCGTGGACCTTTTCCACAAGAGATTTATGCACAATCTCCTGTGGTTTACCCTGACTACACCTCGGACTCTTTACACGAAGCATTAGATGATGTAAAAATGTTTATTTGCAATTTTTGTGGTGAAGTACTTTATGAAGATGAAGTAGCAGACCATGACTGCGATAGTAAAGAATAAGTTTCCTCAGTGCACGAGGAAGTAGTACCACCAAACTCTAGAGAAAGAATAAAAAATGGCTAGTAATAGCGGAAAAGCAGTAGACTCTGCAGGAAACATCCAAGTAGACTTCGTTTGGGGCAACATGGCTCGTCAGCCAAACGACCTGCGTACTCTTAACACTGACACTAACGTTGCTCAAGATGGCACCTCAAAGCGTCTTCTAAAGGGCAAAGACAACCACGACACTATTTACAGTGGCTACGCTGGTTACCCATTGTTTTCAGCGGGTGTAAAGGACATAGCCAACCAGTATCAAGGAGACGCAGGAAAGAATGGTATTGCCTTGGGCAACGTTGCCGCTACGACAACTGCTACACAGGCAACTGTTGGGTCATACAGCATCGTAGTTGCATCAGCTGCAGGTATTGCTGTAGGTCAAGCGGTAGTTTCAACTGGATACATTCCAGTAGGTGCCTATGTTTCATCAGTAAGTGGCACTACTATTGGAATCAGCTTACCTACCACTGCGGCTATGTCAACTACTGCGCTAACTTTTGGACCTGAAGGTTTTTGGAACTACACTCCTTACTTAGTAGTTCCTAGCGTACTTGGCGGCAACGGTACTGCTACTGACATTACTTCTACAGGTACTGGACTTGCAACTTACTCAGCTTACGGTGCTCAAGATGGTCTTCGTGACAATGGCTACACCGCTACAATTACTGTAGGTTCTGCAGTGACTCAGAGTCCTCTTGCGGTTAGTGCTATTGCACGTACCTTAGGGTCTAACACTGTTACTTTGACTGTCGCTACTCACACCTACGTTGTAGGTCAGTCAATCCAGATTCTGGGAGCTAACTCAACTACCGAATTCCAGAACAACTTCTACACAATTACTGGTTCAGCTGACAACACCCACGTTAGCTTCACCACTACTGCTACTACTGCAGTTGCTTTAAGCGCACTCTCAAGCGTAACTGTAAAGGGTGTTACTGGAACAGTAGCTACTCAGTCAGTTGCCGCAGGTGCTGCAGGCATTGACGGTACTGCAGGAATCACTATCGCTCTCTGGGCATAGTCCTAATGGCAGCTAACGCAGGCGTTCCACCAGAGGGCTGGTCAAGCTCAGAGGTGCAACGTCTGCGTTCTGCTGGGGGTAGTACTAGCTCTCGGTTTAATCAAGCATACGATCCCAAATTTGAAGAGTATTACGAAGATAGAACTCGAACATACTTAGATGAATCTGGGAACACAGTTGTAGAAGATTACTCTACTCCTGATGCTCCTGCAAGATTAACAGACATACCTACATCTTCGTTAAACGTAAGTCGCCCAAGAACTGTAGCTGCAGGATACGACGAATCTCGTCAAATTATGACTGTAGTTTTTAGAGATGGAACAGTCTACAACTACTATGAGGTTTCTCCTGATGAGTGGATTGGATTCCACAACTCTGTGTCTAAAGGACGACCTTGGTTAAACACAGGGCTGTTTACTACTAAGCCTCAAGGTCCTGCGGACATGTCAGGCGTAAGCGAACGAGTAGCTAAAGACATCTACTCTGTGTCTGCTTTGGCTCAAGTACGCTATGCTACAAAGCGAAAGTTTAGAACTTCTGCAGGGTCTGGTAAAACTACACTAGCTCCTAGAACAGTAAAGAATGTTCATAACAGGTCGAAACTTTCTCCAAATAGCAAATCAGCAAAAGGTAGAAAATCTTAATAAGGAAATAATGCCCAAGGTACACGAACTCGGTAAAAAACATTTTTTACAAATACTTCACAACTATAAAGTCCAATGGAACAATAGAATTGCAGTTAAAGGAACTACTCAAGAGATAGACCCTCCTTTTAGAACTGCAACTCCGACTATTATTCGCCTTCCCTTTGATAAAGCTTTAGTATTAGGCAAGTGGTCAGGTAAAATAGACAGTGAAACAGACGCGTTAAATTTGGCGATACATGGACGGACACTACAAGATGAAGATTTTCAAGAAGGCTGGACAGCCCCCGCTTACAAAAATTCAAAAACGAATAGCTAACTTATCTACTCCTGAGCTTATCAGTTGGGTAGAAAGTTCTTTGTTCGTTATTGGTAAAGAAATAACCCATCATCAAAAAACTAGAAACATTGAGTCGTTGTATGAAATGGAACTAGCTGCAGAAGCATTGTTGATTATTGCTCAAGAATTAAAAAAGCGAGTAGAGCATGAGCTTCAATAATGAGCCACAGCAATTCGAAGAAATTACTCCAGAATACTTTTCTGAAGGACATGAGCAACAGTTTGAAGAGTTTGCAGAAGATCAACTTGATGAACTTACTCAAGATTTTGTTGACAACTTAATTGAAAAAATAGTTAAGTTTATGGTGGTTTTGGTAGGACACCCATTACACCCTTATCAACTGCCTTTAGCTAAAAGAATGATTGAGTCAGTGCTAATAAATGACGGTGAAGAAATCACTGCTCTCGCAGCTCGTCAATCAGGCAAATCTGAAACCGTGGCAGATACTGTGGCAACTTTAATGGTATTGCTACCTATTTTGGCAGGAAGATACCCTGAACTTCTAGGAAAGTTTAAAGACGGATTATGGGTGGGGTTATTTGCACCTACAGAAGGTCAGGCAGAAACACTTTTTAGCCGTACTGTTACTCGGCTTACCTCAGAAAGAGCTAGAGAAGTTCTTGGAGACCCAGACATTGATGATACTGCTGCTCGTGTAGGCGGTGTAACCAAGACTATTAAACTTAAACGTTCTGGCTCTACTATGACTATGATGACAGCTAACCCTAGAGCTAAAATTGAATCAAAGTCTTTTCATCTCATTGTTATTGATGAGTGTCAAGAAGCAGATGATTTTGTAGTAGCCAAATCAATTTCTCCTATGTTGGCGTACTACGCTGGTACAATGGTAAAAACAGGCACTCCTACCACTAGTAAAAACAATTTTTATAAAGCTATTCAGCTAAACAAACGTAAACAATCAGGTAAGGGAGTTCGTCAAAATCATTTTCAATGGGATTGGCGAGAAGTAGCTAAGGTGAACGCTAACTACGCCACTCACGTTAAAAAAGAAATGCTTCGTATTGGTGAGGATTCCGATGAGTTCCAGATGTCGTATAACTGCAAATGGCTTCTTGAACGAGGTATGTTTATTACGTCTACCGTTATGGATGAGTTGGGTGATACTTCACAAGAGCTTGTCAAATCCTGGCACAGCACACCTGTTGTGGTCGGAGTCGATCCTGCTAGAAAAATGGACTCCACTGTTGTCACAGTTGTCTGGGTGGACTGGGACAGACCTGATGAATTTGGCTATTATGACCACAGAGTTCTCAACTGGCTTGAGCTCCAGGGAGACGACTGGGAAGAGCAGTATTTTCAAATTGTTAACTTCCTTCAAAACTATGATGTTCTCGCAATCGGAGTAGACGCCAATGGTGTGGGAGATGCAGTAGCTCAACGTCTTAAAATTCTTATGGGACGTGCAGAGGTTATTTCGTTAACTTCATCTCGAACAGAGCAGTCTGGTAGGTTTAAACATTTACAAGCACTTATTCAAAGAGGAATGTTAGGCTACCCTGCTCATGCAAAAAGTAGACGACTACGTGTATGGAAGCGTTTTTACCAGCAAATGACGGATGCTGAAATACAATACAAAGGACCTAACTTCATGGTAGCTGCTCCTGATGAGGCTTATGCCCATGATGACTTTGTAGACTCTTTATCTATTGCTTGTTCTTTAACCAAAGAGTTAACCATGCCTGAAGTAGATGTTAGTACTAACCCGTTTTTTTAGCAACAAAACCTTTACCCAGTAAGTCAAACTATTAATTGAAATTTGAATTTCATCCAATACTAAGGAGTCACAATGGGTCTTGCACCTGCACCCCAGTTCCCTGAACGCGCACCACAGGCTTACGAGCTAAAAGGCGCTGGCAATCTTGAGCGTCGTGGACCACTACGCTTTGAAGAAGGTATCGCTACTGATACTGACGTCCCTAATGATTTTGAGACAGGCATCATGAACGGCTTTGCTGCTGCTCCTGGTCGTCCAAACCGCAATGCTCCTGTATGGCAGAAGCCAGCAGCTGAGACCCTTTCAGAGCGTGCTCACGTAGGTTCTGCTTCATGGATTGAAGCTCCAACCTTCTTGGGAGAGTTTGCCCATGGCTCATACAGCCAAAATGCAGAACAGATTGTTGAAACCAAGATTGTTTCTGGTGGACGCACTGCTCGACTAAACGCAACCGTAGTAAACGACTAATAACGTTTAGCACTCTGTCCCTACTTTAGTCGTATAGAGTAGGGGCAGAGTCATTGGTTGAGGAGCAAAAATGGCAGATGTACCCAGTAATCAAACCTTGTATGCTTTGGTTGTAACTCAAGCTAAAGCTAAATATAGAATTTATCCGTCTCCAGGTGCTTCACACTGGGTACACCGTCGTTACCTTGAACTTGGGGGTAAGTTTGAAGACTCTGAAAAAATTGCTCTCAAAAAAGAACTAACTAAAAGAGCGGTAAAAGCTGCTGAAGAACATGACCCTAATAAAAACTTAAGCAAAAAAGAATTTGCTGAAAAAAAAGCTAAGTTAGCTGCTGCAAAAAATAAAAAGTCTGGAGATAAGAAGTAATGTCTTTTTTAGACTTTTCTCCCCCAAGCTATAGAGCAGCTTCTTCTGACCTCACAATTTCTATTTCACCTCTTGGTTTAGTAGAACTTGCTGATGAAGAGTTTGAAGTACATGGTCCTCGACTAAACAGGTACTCCCTTAACTGGGCTATGTACCTTGGACATCACTGGGGTTACCGTCGTGAACAAGGCGAAATGCAAATTTCGCTAAACTACTACCGTGCTTTTTTGGATTACATTGCTCGATTTACTTTTGGTAATGGAGTTCATTTCCGTAGTCCAAAAGCAACTGAAGCTATTATTCCAGACCGTCTAGAACGTGTTTGGGAAATAGATAACGACAAACACAAGATTTTGCTTGAAATGGCTCAATTAGGTGGCATTACAGGAGACTGTTTTGTAAAGGTTGCTTATGAAGAATCTTATGCCGATAGCATTGGGCGTATTCACCCAGGAAGAGTTCGCATTCTTCCTTTAAACTCTGCATTTTGTTTTCCAGAGTTTCATCCTCATGACCGAAGTAGACTACTCCGTTTCAAGCAGAAGTACCGTTTTTGGGGAACCTCACTTGAAGGTACTCGTCAGGTCTTTACCTACACGGAAATTCTTACTGATGATGTTATCGAAGAGTATGTAAATGATGAGCTAATTGACTCACGCCCAAACCCATTAGGGCAAATTCCTGTAGTACACATTCCTAATGTTGCGGTATCAGGTTCTCCTTGGGGACTGTCAGATGCTCATGACATTATTACTATTAACCGTTCTTACAACGAAATTGCTACAGACATTGCAGACATAATCAACTATCACGCTGCTCCCGTCACAGTAATTATTGGAGCTAAAGCTTCTAACCTTGAAAAGGGCGCTAAGAAAGTCTGGGGAGGTCTCCCTAAAGATGCTAGAGTAGAGAACCTTGAAGGTGGGTCTGCAGGTATTGCTGGAGCACTAGAGTTCATGGACAGACTAAAGATGTCTATGCACGAAATCATGCAGGTTCCAGAGAATGCTCTAGGACAGTCTCAACAAATTTCTAACACTTCAGGTGTTGCTCTTTCTATCCAGTTCCAGCCTCTAATGAACCGCCACTCACAAAAAGTTGCAGTGTATGGCAAGGGCTTGGAACGTATCAACGAGTTAGTAATTCTTAACTTAGTAGTTAAAGAGCCAGAGTCTTTAATCTATAATCCAGATAATGACGGTCCACTTAAAGAAGGTCAGCTAACTCAGCTTGACCCTAATGACCCTCTTACATACATTACTTACGCTCATTTTCCTCCTCCACTACCTCTAGACAAGTTAGTTCTTCTGAACGAACTTCAGCAAAAGATGTCTATGGGTCTTGAGTCAAAAGAAGGAGCTTTACGCGCTTTAGGCGAAGAGTTCCCAGAAGAAAAACTACAAGAGATACGTTCAGAACTTATGGCTGACGCAGAGGCAGAAGGTGCACTTAACCTTCTTAAGGTTCAGATTAACAAGCAAATTATTGACCTTACTGGAATGATGGCAGGACCTGATGGGTCAGCTACTCCTATGGACCCAATGATGTTGGGTGATGGAGATGTCCTTGGTGATGGCCAAGTTGGCCCTGCAGGAAAAGACCCAGCTGCTCAAGCAATTGCTCAACAAAATGACATGGCTGAGCAATCTATTAGAGAAACTTTAGTTAAAGAAGCATACGGCTCAAACATACCTCAGCGTAGAGTTGTAAAAAATGCAGAAGAAAACTAAAGATTATTAAAAATGATTAAGTTTAGGAACAAAAGTTTCTTTGTTTAATGTGAACTAGTAACGTATAAAACTGACAAGGTCATGTGACATTAATTCGGAAAACGACCAAGAGAATGAAAAGAGATCTATAATGGATGAAAACGTAGAAGTTACAAGCACTATCGTACCAAGCCCAAGTGAAGCCTTTAACAATGAGATTAGCACTTCGACAAACCCTGATAACGATTTGGTTGCCAAGCGTATCCAAGATGCCCGTAAACAGGAAAAAGAAAAGCTTTATCCTCAGTTAGAAAAGCTACAAGAAGAAATCTCTAGCCTTCGTAAGGAAAGAGAAGAACAGGCTGCTCTTAACGCAGAGCGAAATGCTAAGCGTACAGAACGACTGGCACAACAAGCTGCAGAAAAGAAAGCACAAGAAGAAGACGAAATGTCTTTTAAAGAGCTTCTTAGAACTAAAGAACAAGAGTTTCAGTCTCAATTAGAGCAGGAACGCAGCTCCCGTGAAAAGGCTTTTGCGCTTCTTGATCGTGAACGAGAATACCAAGAACTTAAAGACTACCGCCTAGACCGCCTAAACGCTGAGCGTGACAACATCATGCCTGAGCTTTTGGACTTAATCTCTGGGAATTCTAAGGAAGAAATCGAGCAGTCAATCCTTAGTCTTAAAGACCGTACTGCGAAAATCTTAGATTCTGTTTCTACTGCCACTCAACAGGCTGCGCAACAGAGTCGAAAGGATATGGTTGGGACTCGTATTACCGTCCCTGCCTCTGGACCCCTCGACAACGATTCGTCATCAAACACTTCGCTAAATGTCTCAGACATGTCAATGGCAGACTACATCAAGAATAGAGATCGTCTTCTCCGTTCAGGCTCAAACAATAGAGGTCAGGGTCTTTTCAGTTAATTCTGAAAAAATCATTCCATTAACCGTCTTGAAAGGACAACCCCATGGCAGGTTCTGCTATCACAGGTTCGGGCGCACTAGCTGCTGCTCCTACCGCTTATTCAGGTTCGAACAGTCAGCTATCGCAGGCTATTCAGACCATCTGGTCAAAGGAAATTTTATTCCAGGCTATGCCAATCCTCCGCTTCGAGCAGTTCGCTGTTAAGAAGACTGAGCTAGGTGTTTCTCCTGGTCTACGTGTTAACTTCCTACGTTACAAGAACTTTGTAGTAGACACTACTCCTCTAAGTGAAGGTGTACGTATGACTACTAACGCCCTAACTGCAGAGCAGATTGCCATCACCGTTGCAGAACACGGCTACGCCGTTGCTGTTTCAGAGCTTCTTCTGAACGCATCGTTCGATGACATCATGGCTTCGGCTTCACGTCTTCTAGGCCGTCACATGGCTCAGTACTTAGACCAGCAGGCTCGCGACACTCTTGCTTCAGGTACTTCAGCTAGCTTCGGTTATGACCGTAGTGGAATCACTGGTGGAGCATTTACCAACTATGACGAAGGTGATGTAGCTACTGCTGTTTCAGGTTCAGACACCTCAGTAGGTTCTGGTGCCAAGGCTGGTAAGTACAAGCTAACTACTGGTGCTATCAAGGACTCAGCTCTTGTCCTTGCCTCAAAGAACATTCCTCGCATTGGTGAGACCTATGTTCAGTTCATCCACCCTAAGCAGTCTCGTGACCTTCGCTCGAACCCAGAGTTCATCGAAGTAACCAAGTACGCTGCTCCAGGTAACTTCATGCTAGGTGAGATTGGTCGTCTATACGACGTAGTCTTCATCGAGACCACCCAGGTTAACAAGTATGTAACTGGGTCTACCATGAAGAACTACACCAACTATGTTGGCACAGTTGCAGACCAGACTTCATACGCTAATGGTGCAGTTAAGGCTAACACTGGTCCAGGTTGGGGTGGTAACCCAGAGTACAACAATGGTATCGGAAACGCTCCTGCGTACCCAACCGATACAACCACTCTTACCAAGGATGTCTACGAGTCAATCATGATTGGTGACAACGCATTCGGTCACGCAATTGCACTTCCAGTCGAGCTTCGTGATGGCGGTGTTCTGGACTTTGGCCGTGAGCACGCACTAGCATGGTACTCAATCTGGGGTCTAGGTATCATTACTGACCAGGCTATCAACAAAGTATATACCAACTAGTAAAACCTCGTCGAGGGGCGGGGACTTCGGTCCCTGCCCCAACACAAACAAAAAAATAAAACAAACAGGAAGAAAACATCGTGGCAAATAAACCAACTAGTCCTCAGGACACTACAGGCCGTGCAGCAGAGCAGGCAGCAAAAGCTAGAGCTAAAGAGCTAGCAGATCGTAAAGATGAAATTTCACTAGCACGTCAAGTTGAGGCTGAAAGTCTTGCAAATGACGTGTTTGACCCAAAAACTCCAGATAAGCCACTCGTCATTGATGAGATTGAATCTATGGGAGTGTCGGTTAACTCAAACACAGTAATTATCCGTACTATTTCTGACATCGAAGACATGACCTTTGGCGTAGTTAACGGAGCTCCTCAAAACTATACTTTTAAATCTGGTCAAAAGTATAGGGTACCAGCTGAGCTGGCTTCTTATTTAGAACGTTTAGGATACATTTGGCTTAACTAAGCCCCTTAATCTGTCCGTCCTACTGGTACCCGCCCTCCTCACCAGTAGGACGGACTTTTACGTTTGGGACATATTTTGCCTAAAAATCAGCGATTATAGAAGCAAAGAAACTTTGGAGGTTTTGTGACTACAATGTCTAGCTTAGTCAGCCGTGTTCGGTTAGAACTTGGCGACACTGGCAAAACCTTTGTTGAAAACTTTGTTGCTGATGGCACTACTAATCGTTTTGAATTGGGAATCTCTCCAATTGACGCAAGCACAGTTATTGTCAAAGTAAACGCTATAGACGTAAGTGCTACTTCATACATCGAAGAGTCCACAGGAATCCTAACTTTAACTGGGGTTCCTGCAGACATGGACGAAATTCTAGTAACTGGTACCTACTACCGATACTTTACAGCAGATGAGCTTAGTACTTTAGTTACTGATGCTATTGCGCAGCACTCCGCAGGGCATACTGACTCTGTAGGAAGAACAATCACTCTAAGTACTTTGTCGTTAATTGAAGAGTATCCTGTGGCTATTTACGCGGTAACTCTGGCCCTGTATACATTGGCTACAGATGCTTCCTTTGACATTGACATTGCAGCACCTGATGGTGTTAACATACCTCGTTCAGAGCGTTACCGTCAATTGATGGAAATGGTGGCAGAACGCCAGGCGCAGTATCGAGACCTATGCGTACAGCTCGGTGTCGGTCTTTACAAAATTGATGTCTTTACTCTTCGTAGAATTTCTAAAGCTACAGGTCGTTACATTCCTGTGTACAAGCCTCAAGAGGTCGATGACCGTTCATACCCACAACGTGTGCACGGTGAACTTCCTACTTATGGAGATAAGGCCCCAGTGTGGCCTACTACAGTGCCTCAGTTTACTGCTTATCAAGGCAGAGCCTGGGATGCAACAATTGACTTCAGCGGTGATTACACTGCTGTAAGTTTCTTGTGTAATCTCCTCAGTCAACGTGGCAGTGTACTTGTAGTCCAACATATTAATCTGTCCGTTCTGGACCACGGGGACGGTACGTACACTGCCACGACCTCTTTAACTGCAGACCAAACTATGTTCTTAGCTGAAAGAACGTACTTATCGTTGTCCACGATAGACGACACAACCAAAGAGCAAACTGAAATTGTTGGTGCAGAGTTCTTTACTACTAGAGTTAGCACAGTAATACTATGAGTGTATCTTCAGAAAGACCTCCTATAGAAATACTACAAACAGATGCAATTTCAGTAGATTTTCTTGGCGTAACTTCTCCAAATCCAAATAGCCCAGAGTACCCTGCTATTGACATTGCTTTGCTTCCTGGCGTTCCAGGTCAACGTGGTCCTCAAGGAGCTCAAGGTCCTATAGGACCAATTGGTCCTCAAGGTATCCCAGGAGAGGCTGCAGCGTCTGAGTACGCCCCTCACGTGCTATATGTGTCTACAAGTGGGGCTGACACTAATGATGGCACTACGCTATCGAAAGCGTTCCTTACTATTAAGGCTGCTTGTGCCGCTGTAGTAGCAGGTTCTAAAACTACTATTTTTGTTAAAAGTGGAACATACATTGAGCAGAACCCTGTAACTATACCTGCTAAAACTTCTATTGTTGGAGATAGCCTTCGTTCAGT